GCTCAACGAGATGTTTAAAAGACAAAACATTGCAGCTATATCACTAAGCGCTACAGCATTGGTAGCTATAGTTCTGCATGAAGGATACAAAGGCGATGCTTATATACCCTTGGCTGGAGATGTACCTACGATTGGTTTTGGAACTACATCTGGAGTTAAGTTGGGAGATAGAATTACTCCAGAAAAAGCTCTCCAGGTGGCTATAAGAGATGTACAGGCTTTTGAAGGTGCAATAAAGGAATGTGTAATCGTTCCGCTACACCAGCATGAGTATGATGCGTATGTCAGCCTTTCTTACAATATTGGATCAAGAGCGTTCTGCAAATCCACATTAGTTAAAAAGCTAAACACTTCTGACTATATTGGGGCTTGCAATGAAATTCTCAAGTGGAATAAATATCAGGGTAAACCCTTAGCTGGTCTAACTAAGCGTAGACAAGAGGAGCATAAAAAGTGTTTGGGCTTATAAATCCGCTATACAAAATACTAGGCATAGCAGGGCTTGTAATCGCTTTGTTTGGATTTGGATACTACCGAGGCTACTCAGCAGAAAAAGAGCGCTTTGATGCGTTTAAATCAGAGCTAGAGGCATCTGCTAAAGCACAAGAGAAGATCAATGCACAGATCGAGCAAAAGAATAAGTTAATAGCTACTAACATCAAGAGTGAATATGAAACTAAAATTATTGCTTTGCGTAACTATTATGCTAACAGCTTGCGCCACACAAACTCCAACAAGCTGTCCAGCTTTTCCGACTCCTCCTACCGAGTTGATGAAAAAACCACCGACCCAGTATTTATTGGACAATGCGCTGAAACCACAGTCCAACTAACATCGCTACAAGACTGGATCAGGGCTGTATCAAAATAAACTAAGTTTTACTATTGGCTTTATTGTTTTACCAGTAACTTTGCATTTTCTTGGCGATACTTCTTTAAGCATCCCAGATTGCAGCATCTCATTGATTCTGCCACACACAGAGCTTAACTCTAAGCCTGTTATTTGCACTATCTCTCTGCGAGAATAGTCTTTATTAAATCCCATTGTTTCAAATATATACATAGCCTGGCTACCTACCTTGCCAGTAGCTCTATGCTCTTTGTAAGCCATTACTGAAGTTTCTGCAACACTCATATTGTTCTCCTATTGTAAGTAGCAGACTGATCGGTAACTGGTCTGCCAGCAGTTCGTGAAGTACAAGCCGATCTCTTGGTTTATGGTGCGTGGTTAGATTCTTTCTGAGCAATGAGCATTGGCTTTGCTTTCTTAATTGTTTCCAATTCAGCAAGAATAGCACTCTCAATCTCAGTAATCGTATGCCCTTTACGCAACATACTTATAACCCACTCTGTAATCCCGTTCATGTACACATCACATAGTTAGGGCAATAAGTACAGATTGACACTTTGCCGTTAATGATAATGGTCTGAGTCTGGCAAGCGTACACATTAGCCATCAGTACCATATATGCTGCTACACCTAAAATAATCTTTTTCATATTGTTTCCTTTATTGTTTAGAAGGGTACTGCATCATCCATCATAGTGCTTTTTGGCATTTCATCATTACCACGAGGTGTAAAGCTATCCTTTACTTTAGGCTCTGCCATACTAAACCAGCCATCCCATCCAACAGGAGTAGATTCTATCTTGCCAGCAAGACCGCCTTGTTTAGTATCTAGGCAAACACCTATTTTCATCCACTTAGTCTTTTCAGCACCAGTTTTATCTGTATAGCTACCATTTTTACAGATTAAGTCATATTTAATTGCCATACTTTTTTTCCTTTAGTTGTGTAAACATTGTTTCTACTTCTGATAAAAACTTAACTACTTCTGCTTCCATTGACTTGATGTAATCCTCATCCCGATCAAGCCTTACTACAAACATTTGCAAGTCCTTTGGTAGTCTAGGATCGAATGATACAAAATCGCACCATTGTCTGCCTGTTACTGCCATCTGGCATTGCATCTGTGGGACATACTTTGCTGGTGGTTTGCCAGCGTTCAAATACTTAATATGGTTCTTGCTAGAGGGGCATTTTATCTCAAGTAAACCATTCTCTCCTACAAGACCATCTGGACTACACCCAAACCACTCAATCGTAGGATGCAATACAAACGGCACTTGTTCAACAAACAATCCCATCTCTGCCTCGTACACTATCCTTGCTTGTGGCTCGGTAGCTGTACCCCATTCCATTGCTGCATTGGTAAATGACTCTCCAGGCTCACCAGTCAGTCTTTGGACTACTAGCTCATACCGATAATCCTCTCTAGTAAGAGCTTCACCAGACTTTCCTTTGGCTAATACATCTGCAATACGACTAGCAGTAACCTTGCCTAATCGCAGTTCTAGCCATTCCTTAGAGCCTTGCTCAATCATACTTTTTCCATTGCAATTACTTTTAGCTGATTAGCCAGCACAGAAACCTCTAAAGCTGCTTTGGCTGCTTCTACATGGTTCTCTTTTAGTTCATAGTTATAAAAACTTTTAAGGGTTTTCATAGCATCTAAATAAATATCTGAATAGTCGTTCATTCTTTATCTTCCATTGGTTCATTAACTGGCTGCGTTATTAAAGGTATATCTGATAATTCGTTCATCTCCCATTTGCGAGAAAACTCAGCAGACATAGCATCTATCGCAGCGTTCCATCCTAACATGAAGTATTCCTGTGGATGATATACAGGCTGGTCTAACTTGTTAAACGCATCTAGGCAATGTTTGTTTATCATTTTTGTTTAAACCTTAAATTAACTATATCTTTGTTAAATGCTGGCTCAATGTCATCTAAAGTCTTGGCGCACTTTTCTCTAAAGTCAGACCATTTCTTCTTGTAACTGGCTTGCTCGCTTGCTGGAACATAGCCGTACATCTTTTGCCATCTCAAAGTAATATCAGTTCCAGCTTTTGTATATACATAATCGTTCATTTGTTTTTTCCTTTGTATTTAGCTACTGCTTCTCTATTAAGACACACACCACACTTCCATCTACTTGTCTTGCCAGCCTTTACCAGTTTAAAGTCCACACTAGGTCTTGAAGTCTGACAACTAACACACCACTTCTTTTCCACCATCCCAACCTTCCTTTAAATATCCATATTCTGAGGCATCGCTTACGGCTCTCATATCTCCACACACATCGCACCGATCTATCCATATACGATACTCATGGTGTTTAGGTCTATGAGCGCCCCAGGCAATCCCACATTCTGAGCAAACATCGTTAGGCTGCTGATCCGCTAGTTTCATTAAATTTCGCTTTCATTTTTTCGTATGTTGCGATTAATTTAGCTTGTTCAGCCTTATTCTTATTGAATTTCGGGTATGATAGAGCGTAGGCGGAGCGCAAATCGGCAGGACTATTCTTTGCCTGTAATTCATCAATGTAGAACTCTATCCCCTCATCTTGCTCAACATCTGCTGGTGGCAAATCTTCTCCAGCATAGATATACAAACCAAGACCATGTAAAGCAATAGCTTTAGCCAAACAACGCTGCATAGCGGTATTAACTGCAAACGCATCTGGGTTAGGTATAGCCTTATTGCGATAGTCCATTACTGGTAATTGTGCAGTCATAGACTTGCCAAACGCAGTAACAGTACAGAACACCATTAGCGTTTCACCAAACTTGGCTGGCTCTGCATAAGACCATGTAGCTGCTGGATCATGTATCAACAATGTATCCACAGCCCATGCCCAAGATAAATAAGATAGCGAATTTTTGCGCTCTATCTTTTCTGATACATCAATCTTTCTTAGTTCTTCATACTTGTTCATAATTGTTCCAATTAAGTTAAATGAATTTCTGCACACTTTTCCATGTATTCATACGAAACTATGTAAAGTTTACGACCTAACTTTTCCCAGTCTTTTGCATCTACACAATCACGAATAAAAGCCTGTAAGTCTTGATTTTTTATATCTTGACCAATAGCTTCTGCAAAGTTGCCAAGCTCTGTAGGATCAAACTGCTCATCTCGTTTCATGTATTCAAAGATTTGCTCTTGCAACTGGTCATGTTCTGCTTGGTCATCGTATGGGGCTTCGTAGTATGAGTTATTGTTATACATATTAAAACCCCCAAGCAAACATAGCGCCTAGAACCATGCCTAGGATAATTACACCAACTACTTCTACAATTTTGTTTTCCATTTTGTTTCCTTTTGTGTTGTTAAAAATTGTTGCCATGTAGAGATACTAATCTACAAATGTAGAGATTTGCAAACTATTTCTTTCTAAGGAAAACCCTTAGTGTTGCTTTTCCACACTTTGTTGTTTTTTTGCATTGATGTAGAATAAAAGACCAACATAGGAGAAAACATGACAGCTTTTGA